AATAAAGTTTTAGAATTAAATTTCTTGGAATCTCATGATTACTATTTACAAGATACCTTAAGGATTGAAGTTCTCCACAATCTGGTACTAATAGTGCCATTGATAATGTCTCCTGACTCGTTATGAATTAACTTTATATTCTTATTTATAATATAGAATAATCAAATTTTTAATTTCAAAAACACTGAACAACGTTGGACTCCAGTACAACTCAATACATCAAATCTTAAAACATCACCTAATTCTAATGTTTTTGTCCAAGTTGTAAGATTGTCATCTTTATTTTTGTTTTGATTATTTAGTATTGGATATTCACTCCCAACAATTGAATTAAAATTATTTGGGAAATTACTATAAGAAGATTTTTCTATATCAAATGCTATTGTTCCTGTTGTTTCGGAAAGTATGGTCCAGGATTCTAGTGTTCCAGTAACATCTAACGTTAGATACCCCTTATTTCCAGGAGTAATATCTTGAGAACCATTATCCACCATAAAAACAATAGTTCTTGTCAAATCTGCCGTTGTTTGTAATGCTATTCCAGAAAAATTTGCTCCTGCTGCTGGAGGATTTGTAAATGAAAGAGTACTTCCAGAAACTTGATAGTCAATAACTGGTCTCAATACGATTCCGTTAATTGAGATAACCAATTGCTGCTCATTTGCTGGAGTATAAGGTTGTCCATTTACTGTCAATTGAAATAATGTAGTAGAACTATTGAATTGAGATGAAATATTATCCAAAATCAAATTGGTATACTGAACACTCCTCAGTGGTGCTTCATAATTTACCCCAATGTTATATTGGTCCTCTTGGACCAAATTTACATTAAAATTTGGAGATGATACTACTACATCATAATTGCTCATATGCTAACACCAGGAGTAACTAATAGACTTCCTTGTACAACTCTAGTATTGTAATTCGATGGAGATGTAATTACAACATCATACACATATCTTCCACCTTCCATTAATGAAGTTTCAGATTTTGCCATAGAAACCATAATTTTTCCTTGAGCTCTATCTGGAAATGATATTGTAAATGGATAAGTTTTTGATGAGTATGAGCTCTTTTTGATGTAACTTATTGCAGTATAATTGAAGAGGTTCAATCTTGAACCGTTTTCATTATAAATCGTAAAAGTGCTTTGGAAATCTGCACCTTGTTCTAATACTAGATTTATAATCTTGGCAGACATTGAAAAAGTTACTTTTTAGTTATTTATTCTTTCTATTATAAATTTTAAGCAATCTTTTATTTCTTGGATATCTGTTTTTAATTTATCCAATTCTTGCTTTTCTTCCAATTTTGCATTTTTTATTTTCAAGTATTCATTATACTCATGCTCATTGCAATTTAAAACTGCATTGGTCTCTTCATCTCTAAAGAGACCTGTAGTATCTTTTATTGGTATCATAGTACTGCTATTGCCCTTAGGTCTTTAATCTTTGGAACAACTGATTGGTTTGTTCCCGTCATAATGATTTTTATCTGGAATCCATTAAACATTGGCAAATCTTTAGCAGTATATTCATAACTTCTATATTCGGACTCAGTTGATGATGGTAAAACATTTGTATCTGGTGTACCATCATTATTCTTTGGATTTATCACATTTCCATTTGCATCAATATTTTTAAATCCAGGGAATAATTCAAATAATTGTTGGTCATCTGGTGTATCTGGTCTCAATAGACGATACATCACTATAATATCATTTGTTGAGTCTCTATACGCATCAAAATACACTTTAAGACTATCTGCAGATTTTTGTAATCTTATTATCTTAGAGACATAAATCGCAGATGATGGGTCATCATATAGACTATTAACCCTAGGATCTAAAAGATAATTTGTTACGGGTTTATCAATTCTATTCATTGTTGTGATGATATTGACCCTATCTAAATCTATAACTGGTGAGACTTTAGTATCACTAGTAGATAGATTCATTTCCATAACAAATGATTTATAACCAAGATAACTTTGTAAATTATCAATTTCATTGACTCTCGATGCTATAATTCTTGGATTTTCAAAATAATTATTTGAATTTAATGATATAGACTCAAATTCTCTTGCACTAAATGGAAGTTCTTCTCCATTTACACTCTTTCCTGTTATTGTTCTTATCTTTGCTGCAATTGAAGTTGTTTCTGGCATTAAAGATTGTATATTTGGTCTAATAATATCAAATTGAATATTTTGAGATGCTTTTGGACCAGATATAGTATTTGCACTAGGTGAGAGAATATTTAAATCATATGTTCCACCAGTCTTAGTTTCTTTAAAGAAGAGTTTTGGTGGACCAAATCTTCTATCCTTTCCGTTTTCTTCTGTTCTAACTTTAATATGATAACTATCCAAAGTTATTGGATACTTATTAGCATTAACATCACTAAATGAATGAGTTCTGTTTATTCTTCTCAAAGAAACACCATTAAATTCATATTTAAATACTGGAGAACCAGCAACATGATATGGAATTATATTGACACTAAAGACTCCAGTTTGATCGATATCAATACCTCTTGTTATTCCAACAAGAGTATTTGTTGATGCTTCATAACCAGTATATCTAATAATTTCATTATTAATCTTTATATAACCTGGATTATCTGAAGAAACTCCAACATTTTCAAAACTGGTAAAAATACCAACAGAAGAAACTTGAATATTACCAGTTGCTGCTTGGTTATAATCACTTACTGTCTTTTCTGGAGGAATATCCGATTCAATTCCATATAATGTTACTTTATTGTTATTGGAATACATTCCATGGTTATTGTGATTAACTTTAAAATGCAATCCATCTTCCAGTAGTTCGGTATAATTTACTAAACCATTTGTAATTGTGGAAATTCCATTGCTTGGGTTTATGTATGAAATTTCATTAGCAACATTTGATGTGTTTATATCATCTTGAACTTGATCGATAATTAGTGAGTTAAATGAGGATATTATTCCAACAGAATTTGGAATAGTTAAAACAAGATTTTTTCCAAAGTTTCCAGTTAGACTACTTGAAACGGTTAATGTATCACCAATTGCATATCCAGTTCCACCGATAGACACTGTAGCAGCAATGGCAACACCAGATTGAACAGTTAAATTAACCTTAGCACCAGAACCTCTTCCTGAAATGGTAGTTAGAGATACATTAGAATAAGTAGCATTTTGAGTATATCCAATTCCTGAGTTTGTAATACTTAGAGTTGAATTAATTCCGATGGCACCAACAATACTTGCTAATTTTCCTGAGAAGTTTGGATAATTTGATTGCAGAATTGTTGTTCCTGGAATTAAGTTCGTTACATCGAAAGTAGTCAAAGTTCCAGAAAGTCCTACTAAGATTTTCTTAGAATATGCAACTATTGGATTTGGTCTCAATGAAGCAATCTGTCTATTACCAACTCCCAAGTCTGGATTATAGAATCTAAAACTTCCTGTAGTTGATTTGAACTCTGCTCTATAGAGGACAAATTTTAAATCTTCTAATTGAGAAGGTTCCCAAGTTGCACCATTTTGGGATTTAAATAATGAACCAAGTGTTGGTTGCTGAGAAACAATAATTTTTTCTGCTTCTGGTTTATTGGTGGTTGATACATCAACCTCAGTCATTCTAGAAATCCAAACATTATATGAATTTGAGTTAGAGATTAAAACAATTGCATAATCATTCCCACCTTCTAAAAATACTGGTGCTGGGAATGTAAATGTTGTTGGGATTGAAGCATCTTCAGAAACATTAATTTGGTCTGGATTTAAAACCACTTCTCCAAAAGGAAGAATTTCTTGAGATGGAAGACCAAGATATGATGTTCTTACTTGCAATGTAACTGGAATATTTGCCTCATCTTTGGTTCTAAAGAATACATCGCACTTGGTTACAAAAATACCATTATTTTCATTAACTTCAAATGTTTGTGCAAGAGGGTCTACCCATCTAGTTTGAATTATTCTAGTAGAAATTACAGATCTGTTTGTAAGAGTTGTATTTGCAACTAATCTGTCTTCAGTTTCAGTTAAAGTTCTAGAATCTGTTCTAATATTTCTTTCAATATCTGCATTTCTAATTCTTAATGTAAGACTCTCTACATTATCTACAGTTCCACTAGAGGTGAAGTTTGATTCGGCAATACTATCTACTGAACCACCAACTGTAGAATTTGTTGAACTTGTTGTTAGAGTTAAAGTTTTTGTTCCAGCATCAAAAGTTGGATTTGATGGAATTGTTGGATCAGGGATGAATAAAGTTCCAATAAAAGTTCCAGAAGAATCTGTCACCAATCTAATGTCAGTTACTGTAGCAATTGCATTACTCAATGCACCAACTAATTGCATAGATGGTGCAACAGAACCAAAAAATCTAGAATCTGCTTGATTCTCTAAACTTGCAGTATCAACGTTTAAAATTGTTGTAGTTGAAGAATATGAACCAGAAATGGAACTTGTTGGATTGTATGGATTTTCTTTATAGAATTCAGTTGGTTGATTGTAAGGACCATATTTGTGGTTTTGTTTTGCCAATCTAAATGTTATTGATCTGTTTACACCAGTTACTGGCATAAATCCAGTAACAGTTTCTCCTTCAATGAATGTTCCACTTGTCATTCTAACTTCAAGAAGTTTGGGAACAACAAAGTTTGTCATGTCCCTGTTATCAAAGAATGCGTACATTCTTGTAGATGGTTTCAATCTTCTTGCTATGATTTCAATATTTCTAGATCTCATTAATGTTAGAATTGCCCTAGAAACAACCCTATCTCCAAGACTAGTAGTATCAAATCTTTCACTAACTCCAAATTGAATTCCTTGTCTTGTCTGTTCAGTTGTAGTTGTAATTGTATTATTTCTAAACTGTGTGACAGAATCTTGGAAAATATCTGTTGTTGTTATAACATTTCCAGATGTGACTGTAGATGATGATAAAAATGTAGATGGGTTTTGGATTTGTGTAATTACAGGACCCTGTACTGTAGATGTTCCTGTCCAATTTGTTTCCCATGCATTCCAGTTAATTGGTGATAATCCAGTATTTGTATCAACACCAAGCATTTGAATGGATGTATTATAATTCCCTTCAATGTCTTGTGTCCTTTGGGTTCTTCTAGTTTCTATCCAAGTATCTGTTGATGGATTTAACTCAATTGTTCCAACCCAACTTGGGGTGTTGAATGGGTTTACGTTTTCTGTTCTAGTAGCAAATTTATTTTCAGTATAAATTACGTCAGAATAATCTAAGCATACTGTATCACCTATACGTTTTACATTATTGGAACCCAAATCAGTTGCAAATCTCAAGTCTATATTAGGATTGGAAGTCGTCCCGATACCAATAACTGCTTCAGAACCTAAAATTAAATCAACGGAAGTAGTGTAATGTTGTGGTCTTAAAACTCCAAGTGAAGAATCGACACTTGCTTTATATGATTGATTTGTTATATCTCCACCATCATATGACTTAAAGTTGTCAACAAAGAATCCTGCTTTGAATTTATCTAGTCCTGTTTGTGGGTCTCTAATGGATAGATTTTTTGTATCAGTTTCTAATAAAGATAATGAGCTGTAATACTCAACGTTTGCTAACCTATTTTCTAACCTTGATATATCCTTCATGGTATATCTCTTATGGCTAGAGATAGAAATGCCCACATCCTTCATGTCATAAAGGTATGGAGGATAATAAAAAGTTGCTATTTCTAAAGCAGAATCTAAATTATTTGGTGCTTTTGGAGAATTGGATGGAACACCACTGTTAATTACAAATGTTCCTTCTTTAGTTAAGAACAATTTATCAATTCTTGGAAGGAAATAACTGTAAGATAGATTTATAGTTCTATCCTTTGTTAGAATATTATTAGATGCGTTAGCATTTAATGAGAATCTTCTGGAAAGATATTCAAAAGGAGATTTTGTTGCAGTTGTTGGATTAAATTCAGAAACTCTTGGTCTTAAATCGACAATATCAGTGTTTCTATATCCATCAATTACTGGAATATCTTTAGTATATCTATCTCTATCAAAGGAATCGGCAGAAACAAAGTCTCCGTCATCTGAAGGGTTGATTGTGTAATTATTAAATATTACTCTTATTCTCTTTGTTGGAGCAGAAACCTCTTTCTTTCTGATTATTCTTGAATAATCATAGTATTCGGATCTTTGTCCATTATCTAGAATATAATTATCTTTAATATTTTTGTCACCAACTGAAATAGCACTAACAGCACCTGAAATATTTGTTTCTGAAGATGTTACTTGCTCACCTAAAGAAAATCTATTTTCATTCAAATAAACTACTTCTACACTGTTTGTGTTATCGTTTGAAACATAAGCAGCTACAGCACCACTTGTGCTTCCAATTAGTTTTTCCCCTTTTATAAAGTTGTTTAAACTTGAATTTAATGAGGTAAAGTAAACTCTAGGTAAAGATGGGTCTGAGGTTGATGAAGACTCATAGATTCCAAGAACATTAACAACATCTGGAATATTTAATGATATTGATTTATCTATTAAAAAGTTTTTTCTTTAATTTTGTATTTACTTTTTTATACGTTACAGTAAGAATTGCCTGACCATTCCCACTTAAATTAACTAAACTTATAGTCCTGCCAGAAACATATACTTTTTGGTTATCTAAAGATTCGATAATTCCATTGGAAATATAGGTAAGACTATAATCTTCCTCATCAAATGATTCCAAAGTTAAATTAGTATCTGTTTCTAAATTTCCATTGAAAGAATTTGATACTACTGTTATAAGATATGATTTTCTTATAGAGATGGAAGATGAACTTAAATCAAGACTGGAAATATTATTATCTCTTAATTTTGCATAAAGAAATGCATTAGAAGTGTTTGATACATTTAATGTTACTTTCTTAAAGTCATTTGCTGTAATTGCAGAAGAAGGAAGAGTTCCATCTGAGATTCCAGTAACACTGTTTGTTGGAGAAAGAATTAATTTCTTCTCTGAAGTATTAATACTTATAACTTCATTATATGTTGGTATTGAGTTGCCTTGTTTTGTGTAAGATACA